ACTATGTATTTTGGCATCCTATTGCTCAGCAGCCAGAAATAGGTCACGTTAAAAGTGTAGATGACAACTTGTACGATCAACTCTACAGATCATCTAAATCCTGTAGTTGGCGTATGGGATCTCATATTGTGTTGAATTTCTAATGCAAAGACTTTTTACTTTTGGTTGTAGTTTTACCAACTATCGCTGGAGTACGTGGGCAGACATTTTGGGTGCTCATTATGACGAGTATCAAAATTGGGGTCAAGGTGGTGCTGGCAATCACTACATCTTCAACAGTGTAATGGAGGCAGACCAACGCAATTTGTTCTTGCCTGGCGATACTGTTATTGTAAGTTGGACCAATGTCATGCGAGAAGATCGCTACACTGATTGCTGGCAAACTTACGGAAACATGTATACTACCGAACTATATAATCCAAAGTTTGTAAAGCACCAAGTTTCAGAGCGAGGAAATTTGATCAGAGATGTTGCATTTATCAAAGCAGTAAAAATATTCCTTCAACACAAGGGTGTGAATTGGTATTTTACCAGTATGGATCAAACTACTTGGCAAATGGATCAATGGGATCCTGACAAAAAAAGTTTCTTTCCAGACGTAGTTGACCTATATAAGGATGTGTTTGAAGGATGGTTGCCAAGTTTTAGAGAAGTTTTGTTTCCAGATGGGTGGGCTAATCGAGAAGACGGCCATCCTACCCCAGCAGAATATCTAGTCTGGTTAGATACAGTTTTACCAGGCAGCGTGACAAAACAAAAAGTTCGTGTTAAAATTGCACAAGAATCTGAAAATCTGGTCAAAACAAAAACCAGCGATTGTACACTAAAAAGGCTATAATATGAAATTTAAAGTAAGTGAACTATTTTATTCTGCACAAGGCGAAGGCCGATACGTTGGTGTTCCCAGCGTGTTTCTTCGCATGTTTGGTTGTAACTTTACCTGTTCGGGGTTTGGTTGCCGGTCCGGCGAGAAGAGTACAGAAGCAGACGAAGTGGCCAAGACTGTGGAACTATACAAAACGTTTGAAGAGCTGCCGTTAGTGACCACTGGCTGCGACAGCTATGCATCGTGGCATCCTGCATTCAAGCATCTCAGTCCAACATACACCGCTGAACAACTGGTAGACAAAATGGCTGAATTGTTGCCGCACGGCAACTGGCAACAACCCAATGGAAATCCTGTACACTTGGTGATCACAGGAGGCGAGCCACTACTGGGTTGGCAACGAGCATATCCTGAACTGCTGGACTTGTTGCATGCTCGTGGCCTACGGCACATTACGTTTGAGACCAATGGTACCCAGGAACTGTCAAGAGAGTTTAGAATGTATCTAGATGACTGGCACGGTGAAATCACATTCAGTATCAGTCCCAAGCTCAGTGTTAGTGGCGAAAAACGTGAAGAAGCGATCCGTCCAGAAATTGTGTTTGACTACGAAACACATGGCATCGCTTATCTCAAGTTTGTGGTGGAAAAAATTGCAGACTTTGATGAACTGGATCAGGCAGTAGATGAGTATCGCTTGGCAGGTTTTGCCGGCCCTGTGTTTGTGATGCCAGTGGGTGGTGTGGTCAGTGTGTACGATGGCAACAGAATCAATGTAGCTGACGAGGCACTGCGCCGAGGCTACTGGTACAGTCCGCGTCTGCACGTGGACCTCTGGGGCAACGGTTGGGGGAAATAAATGTTCGACAAGATCAAAAGTTTGTTTGGCTCAAAAGCCAACGTAAATCCACAGCCCACACAAACAAGGCCTGAACCAACATCAAAGCCAAAGACCAAGGCTCCAGAAAAGTCTGCCAAGCAATTGGCTACAGAAGCAGGAGAACCTTATGTTGCTGTGCTAGGCATGGATATTGACCCTGTTAATCTGCATCAAGGAGCGTTTGAACTAGATTGGAACGAGATATTTGTTGCTAGATTGATCAAAGCCGGATATCAAGGCAAAGTAGATGCAGACATCGTAGACCAGTGGTTCCAAAATGTCTGCAGACATGTTGTAATGGAAACATGGGAACAAGAGCAAGCTATTAAAAACTCAGGCATCTGGGTACAAAGCAAAGATATTGGTAACGGACGAAGCGAAGTATCATGATATTCAATCACATCAAAGAACTCAAAGCCCAAGGCAAAAAGATTGGCATCACATTCAGTCAATTTGACATGCTGCATGCTGGACACATTGCCATGTTGGCCGAAGCCAAAAACCACTGCGATTATCTAATTGCAGGCCTGCAAACTGATGCCAGTGTTGACCGCCCGGGCATTAAGAATGCTCCTGTACAAAGCATTGTGGAGCGACAGATACAACTCAGTGCCTGTAGATTTGTGGACGAGATTGTGGTGTACACCACAGAGCGAGACTTGGTTGATTTGATTCTGACCTTGCCAATTGATGTACGCATACTGGGCCTGGAATACGAAGACACCAACTTTACTGGACGCAACGAAGGTACTGGCCTAGGCATAGCACATGTGTTCAACAGCAGAGATCACTCGTTCTCCAGCAGCAGTTTGCGCAAACGTGCGGCAGCAGCCGAGGCAGAAAAGGAACTGTTGAATGGAACCCATAAAACCACCTAACACACTCAAAATATATGCACTGATTCGGCAAAGCGGGCTAACATTCTGTGGTATTGGCTTCAGCAGCAGTGTGGCAACTCTAGGCACAGGATTTTTTGCCACACATCAAGAAGCCGAGTTTCAACGCACAGTGGAAATGCTCCGAGACACCACTATCACGCCAAGGCCTCGGTATCATGTATTCGAGCTTGATGTTCCAAACCCTGCATACGAGGAATAAATGCATATACTTTTTAATGGCGACTCCAACATGAGCGGAGAAGAATTAGATGATCGCGGGCAAGGCATGGCCGGAGTCATTGTTGACTACTACGGAGCAAGTTCTACTAATCTTGCTGTGAGCGGAGCCAGCAATGACTTGATCTATCAGTCAACCTGGGAATATTTGCAAACTAATCCTGCACCAGATTTGGTTGTAATTGGATGGAGCGAACACGGTCGAGAGCAATGGTATTTTGAAAATCAGTTCCATGAAATCAATCAGTTAGATGTAGGTCAACAGATTCCAAATGAATTTAGGCGTAGATACCAATTTTGGAAAAATCACATTCAAAAGGATCCAAATTGGCACAGAGTTATGAGTTACTACTGGCACAACAAGATCTATAACTTGCACATGTGGATGTACGAACGAAAAATTCCTCACTTGTTCTTTAATGCATTCCATCACTTTCAGATAGAAAGCGAGAAGGAATGGCTGGATTGGCACTGTTGCTTCTTCTGCCCGTACAACGAACGTCAATGTTATGTGCCGTTCTGTATTGAGCACAATTACGAAGAGCTTACACCAGGTTGGCAGCACTTTGAGCCTGCAGGACACAAGGCCTGGGCTGATATTTTGATCAACGAAATAAACACAAGTCCAGCACATGCCATTATATTTGAACGTGACCCATTATTGCAAAAACACTAATGATATTATATGTAAACGGTGATAGCCATGCAGCCGCTGCCGAAGCGGTAAACCCTCATGCCTGGGCACAGGACGACGGATTGTTTTATGGGCTGGGCCAACAACCACATCCCGACAATGAACGTGTGAGTTTTGGCTGTGAACTTGCCAATTGGTTACGTGCTATTTTATACCTGGATGCGCAAGCAGGGGGAAGCAACCGTCGTATTATTCGTACCACTCGTCAGTGGTTACTGAATCAAGAAAACGTCAAAGATTTGTTTTTGGTAATACAGTGGTCAACCTGGGAACGCGAAGAATGGTTCGATGGCAATGATGGTTGGGTGCAAGTAAATGCCAGCGGTGTAGATGAAGTTCCTGAACATTTTAAACAACGCTACAAAGAATACATTGCCAACATTGACTGGAAAACGTGTACTGCGCAAGCACACGAAACCATTTGGCAGTTTCATCAAGAACTCAAAGCACAGGGAATTCGGCATGTGATGTTCAACGGTAACAGCCATTTTGGAGATATCCAAAATTGCTATGATTGGGAAAACTGCTACATTGGCCCATATGATCCTGCTCAAACATACAATAGTGTGCTAAGAGAAAAAGGATTCAAAACGGTTAACCCAGATAGTTGGCATTTTGGGCCAGATGCCCATTGCTTTTGGGGCGAATATCTGTTACAATACATTAAACGCAACCAACTATTGGATTCCAATGAAATACCTGCTTATTGATACCAGCAACATGTTTTTCCGTGCTCGTCACAGTGCACATCGGCAAAGTGACACATGGACCAAGCTGGGTTTTGCTCTGCAAGTCACAATGATGAGCGCAAACAAAGTGGCTCGTAATTTTGGTGCAGATCACGTGGTATTTGCACTGGAAGGTCGAAGCTGGCGCAAAGATCACTACAAGCCTTACAAAGCCAATCGCGCCGAAGCTCGTAGTGCAATGACAGAAACAGAAGCAGAAGATGACAAGCTGTTCTGGGAAACCTATGATGATCTGACTAAATACTTGTCTACAAAAACAAATTGTAGCGTTATCCGTTGCGCCACTGCTGAAGCAGATGATGTGATTGCTCGTTGGATTGCGCTACACCCCCAAGATGAACATGTGATTGTCAGCAGTGACTCAGATTTTGTGCAACTGGTTGCACCCAATGTGCAATTGTACAATGGTATTAACGATCACTTGTTCACCACAGATGGCGTGATTGACGCAAAAGGTAAAAAGTTGGCATTTTCGGTCGAAAGTAATTCCAAGATCAAGGTTGGCAAAGCAGATGCCAACTTTGTGGCTCCTGTGGACTATCACAAGTGGGCCTTGTTCTTGAAATGTGTGCGAGGCGATACCGGCGACAATGTGTTCTCGGCTTACCCAGGCGCTCCTATTAAAAGCACAAAGAATCGTGTGGGACTGACAGAAGCCTTTGAAGACCGCAACAAAAAAGGCTATGCATGGAACAACCTCATGCTTCAGCGCTGGACTGACCACAACAACGAAGAACACAAGGTATTAACCGATTACGAACGCAACTGCGAACTGATCGATCTTACTGCACAACCCAAACATATCAAACACAGTGTGGACACAGCAATACGCGAACAAGTAAGTCACCGAGACGTGGGCATGGTAGGTGCACACTTCATGAAGTTCTGTGGCAAATATGAGCTTAACAAACTCAGCGAGCAAGCGGAACCTATCAGCCGTTGGCTCAATGAAACATACAAAGGAGTCCTTGATGACACTAATAGCTAAACCGGTAATTGACAAAGAATACTGGATTATCAAACAAAATGATCAAAAGGTTGGCAACATACAGGCTGTGAATGATGGTTATCAAATTACTATCAACAACAAAACTGCCAGCTACAAAACCATCCCCATGTTGAGAAACAGGGAGAACATTGAGTTTGTTCCTGCAGAACAGGTGAGTCAACCTCGAGATCAACAGGTACACGGATACAATACTGGGTGCAAAGTTTTCAATCCTATCTGGGATGTCAAACACCGTTTGCCGTTGTTTACCAAAGAAGAAAAAAGCAAATCATGGTATGCCGCAGGTTGGTACATGATCAAACAACATCGTAACTGGAAACCAGTGCGTAATCCAAAGCTCATTGTACTTGAACGTTACAAGTACCAGGGACCTTTCCACTCCAAAGAAGAAGCCAATGACAAATCCGTTTCGTGATCAAGAAAAATTTATGCGAGCCTGCGACCAGTCGGTTGACGAGTTCAATGGCACACAGTTTGACATGTACTGTGCACTGATCGAAGAAGAACACAAAGAACTAAAGGTTGCTCTTGCTGACAACGACGATGAAGAAATCGTTGACGCATTGCTGGACATCCTTGTGGTTACTATCGGTGCACTACACAGCTTTGGTGCCAACGGCGAAGGTGGCTGGAAAGAAGTTATGAAGACCAACTTTGCCAAGATCGACCAAGAAACTGGCAAGGTTCGCAAGCGTGAAGATGGTAAAGTTCTAAAGCCTGTGGGTTGGACCCCTCCTGATCTTACACCTTATGTCAAAAAAGTCTAATGTGCTAGATATGACGCCTGAGGAAGCTCAGACGTTCCTTCGCAAGGTCATGGGCCCACCTCGGCGCACATTAGAAGGTGTTGAACGTGAGCAAGTGTTGACCATGTTGACCTTGATTGGCCCCACAGCAACCACCAACAATCAACACTCGTGGTCAGAAGATTATGTACAAGGTGGCAAGCACTGGTGTGTGACTTACTTTCCAGGAGATGAGGTCATAGTACAGGAGATGGAAATTGAAACTGATCAATGACGAGTACAACGACTGCTGGGTCTGGGTAGAAGATCATGACCATGACCTAGAACTCAGCCCGCACTTTGATTACGAGGAAGATGCGGTTCAGTGGCGCGATCGCTTGAAAGACATGTTGAAATGAGTACACAAGTCAATATTGAATTTGATGCTGACCCTGACTACAACAAAGTAATCACAGTGCATCGAGGTGAGTTTACCATGGAAGAATGGGTAGCCACTCTCAGCGATGCTGAGCAGGAAGAATGGTGGCGCCAACACGATATTCATGAAGCGGCTGTACATGCGGCAGTGGCCGCGGGTGATGCTGAAGTACATACCCCTGACCCTAAAAATGCCACTATAAAATGGCGCAGCCAAGAAATTCATGTTCAATGGATGAACACTATAAGTGCCCAAGACAACGAGATTTATCATAGTTTTTGGTCCAGATATCATGCCGCTGTGGCAGAAAGAAACAAACAATGAGTATACATATCAACCGATTTATAGATCTAATCAAAGCGCAGGAAAGTCGTGGAGGTCGCGATGTTTCTATGAGCCTCAAAGATGCCAAAGATTTACATAGCGATATCACCAAGTTATTGTTGGTTGTTGAGACACTACGTGAACGACAAAATGCTGATCGAGACGAAGTAATCAAAATAGAACTCACTGGCGGAACATTTTAACTGCTATGTTTTTAGATAAATAAATGTAGGAGTTTAATGATGAGTAGACCCAAACCTAGTGTGCTAGTTGAGCATACCAATAAACAAACTTATAAGACCGAGCAAGTGCTGGCGTCGGAGGGAGTGTGGGCTGTGTTCTACGACAACAAACCAATTAACCTTAAGACATCCAACATGCTGACACAGTATCCTGGACCCAAGTACAAAAAGGTTAGTTTTTCAAACCCTGGCCACGCAATCAATCTGGCTCGCAAACTTAACATTCAGTTTAAGACGGAAAAATTCACAGTGGTGTTGCTAACACAAGGGGCGCAGGTATACCCCAATGGCCATTAAAGAAACTATCACTTGTGCGGTACTAGAAGTTTGCAAAGGCACACACAAGCCTAGTCTAGAAGAAGCACTAGCAGAGTGGTGGAAAAACCCCCGAGAGGATGCAGGTCTTCGTCTAAGTCACGAAGGCTTTTTTATTTTTAGTCTTGCTGAGATTGAAGGACACAAGTTTCAACTGCCACCAAGCATACACGCTAAGGCCAGTACGCTGTTGACACTGGATCGCAAGATGACCTGTCCTTATTATCTAACACAGGGCAAGTCGCCTGAAATCTACATCTACGGTGGCAAAGAAGCCAGTTTGTTTGCCTTGTATGGCGATGTGGAAAAGTTTTTACGCGGTATAGCTAGGCAATAAGCGATCTGCTAAAGCGTGAGCCTGTGTTTGAAAATCACGTTCCATTTGCTGTGGAAATTCCCACAATAGAAATTCTCTGTTACGTTGAAGTCGAGCTTGGTAAGATTCAAGGTTGGCATGACCACGAATCAGTCTGAGATTACGTTGAATTGCTTGCTCGGCCCTGACAAGTCCAAGCTCATTGCCAATAGTATCGTAACTGTTGTCTACAAGGTCATCAAACATGTCAAATCCCATGCGACGACATTGATCTACTATGCCTGGATGACCAATCACTATAGGTATCTGCTCGGCTGCAATAGCCAGCAGAGTTTTTTCTGTGACAATTCCTGTGGGTTGAAAATACTGTGTTTCAGTCACAATGTTCACTGCTGCTGATCCGTATACATATCCAAGTTCTAAAAAGTTAGGATAGTTTTCACAGCCAAAATAATTGCTGTAGTTAAAGTGCGGTAGAGGTATTTCAGTGCCCAGACTTAGCCAACCTCGATCAAAGGTTTTCAGCAGTTCAGCAACTGCTACTCGATTAACGCACAGTCGTCCATTCAAACACTGCCAAGCATGAGTGCGCGGTTGATTCAAGATGTGTTTCCATTGATCAAAATTTGCAGCCAGTTCTTTGCAAAGGTCATAGTTGTGATTACTAAACTTGATCAGGTTCAACGGACCATTGTAATACTTGTGCATGTCACTGGTCCAGTAAGTGACTAAAACTTGGCGGCAGTTGGCACCATAAAACTGCTCAACCTTGGCTAATTCAAGAACCTGATCGTCTTTGATAGTGGCAAAATCTGGAAAGTGAACCACTGATAAAGTTTTCGGGGTAAACTCTATGTGATCAAGCCACAGCGTCCATCCATGCTCGGGATCAAATTCGCCGTGATAGGCATGATACCTGTTGGGAGTAACATCAAAGCCCATGGGACCTAGTGTTTGATTAAAGAAGTGTCCAAAATCCATAGCTTGGTATTTAATCCGTAAATACTGTATGACTCATACTATTGAACAAGCCTTGGGGGATCAGTACTTGATGTTTTATCATGCTGCTTGGCCTGTAGAGGATTTGCGGCCTGGGTGCACGTTGGCTCAGTGTGTAGAAACTGTGAACTATCATCTCAAAAACAACAGTAGAAATCTCAGCACTTGGTCTGAACATGCACAAGATGAAGTGGCCAGGCTGCTGTGGGTAAATTGGATGTACCAACGACTGGGCGTAGAGCCCATACGAAAACCTATTGTTGTGCATCAGCAACAGAATCAATTTGTGGTTGATTGCGGAGATACTCGTCTAATGAGTCTTAATTTGTTGATTGATCCCGGTGTGGTCGGTGTGGTGTGTACGGTACCTAAATCTCATGCCCAGCAATTTGAAGAATGGACACCTATTTGTAACAACCAAGAATTGTTGCAAGCCTCTGGGTTTGGTCGCAATGCTCATGTCTTGGTCAGACCTGGCACAGGGCAAGCTATAGACTGGCTGGAAATAGGCGATCATACCACTGCGCATCATCTACATGATATTGGTCAACGTGTGGCCATGATGCAACGCTATATTGACACACAGGAAGATACGTTTGAGTTCTCTGTTGATTGGCCCAGAAACTACATCAACTGGGACATTTATTCAAGATAAGGCAAAAAAGTTCGTTGCCACTGATCAAATTCTTGTGCCCAATTAGCCTGGTACAGTTTCAGCAAGGATCTGTTGTAGGCGGCTGCTTGTTGGCAACGCAGAGATACCTGTGCAAAATCTGCTGTGCGTAGCTCTTTGCTGACTTGCAGGCTCTTCCAGATAAAAATACCTACTTTGTTTTCTACTTCTTTGAGACGATCATAGTGATTGTGATCAATAAGATCGCTCATGCAGTCAAAGCCTAGACTTTCTAAATAAGCAATACCATAACGACCAGCATAGCAGGTCCACGGTACCGGAGTGGTCAGCAATCTAAATATTTTTTCACTGTAGGCAGCAGAATTATCACTGCTGTAGGTTTCGCACTCTATGTTGAGAAAACTGCGAGAAAAAATTTCTTCGTGACTTACGCTGTAGTTTTTTAGTGGCACTTGACCCTTGATTAGTTCATAACTGGCACGCCAGTTGTTCTGATCTTCCTCGCTGAGATAGTTCCAATGCTGTTCGAAGTAAGCAGGAATTTGATCTTGTCCTTGAAACTTATCGCCATGAAATTCGTATTGACAGTTGAAATTGACGTAGCCTTTATGAAGGTGTACTCGTTTGGCCAACTCCAGCATGAGTTTGAGTCTTCGCGTGTCTATACGATTGATACTGAATGTGTAGTGCAAATCAGGTAACCATTCAGCAGGTGCATCGTCAGTGGCATAGATACCGTAAAAACTAGGAGGCAACTGCCACACTTGATATTGAGTGGGGCAGCCAATCCAGCCATCAGTGATCACAGTGGTTTTTCGATCAAACAAATAAGGCAAGTCAGTGTGTTTGTCTTCACTGCAACTGCGAAGATCGTCGACCAAGCACACAATAACCTTGCGATCATCTTTGTGCCAGATTTTGTGGAACCTCGTGCTCTGTTGCCAGTCACGTGTTCGGAGTACGCTGTAGAAAAAGTTTTGTGCGTCTGCTTCTTTGCCAAGACATCCACTGCGCCAAATTCCGGCTTGATGTATGGGTTCTCCGGTGTAAGGGTCAAAATTCATAGCAATACTTACCGTGAAAAAACGGTTGACCCAATAATCCAGATCCGTTATACTGTAATTGTAGTAGTTGACAACCCTGAGAAAGGAAAGCATCATGTCCGAAGTTAGACTTAATGGTCCCTTATTCAAAGTCACAATGACTGAATATGAGCGGGGTTATGGACAGCGACCCATGGGCGAGAAGTACTTTGATAGTGAAGCAGAAGCAAAAGAATTCTGTAAACAGTATTTCGGTGGTGATTCAGAATGTTATTATCGAGCAGATTATCGGAAAATATCTGAATAATATTATCAATAATCGCTCTATAATCTACTATAATCATCAAGGTAATACTTGAGTATTACCTTGATTTTGTGGCGTTTTTGCCACACTATTTCGGTTGACCCAAAATTCCCATTTTGCTATAATACTAGTATGGAAATTAAAAAAGCAACCCGCAAAAAACGTGTCGATCGTACACACATTGTTTACTTCATCCAAATTGGATTGGAGTACTATGTGGGCATCACTGCCAAGACTCAGCGTACAATCAACATGAGCTTGCGTAGCCGCATCAACAAGCACATTTATCGTAGCCGCACAGAAGACAAGTCATGGAACCTGTACGAAGCCATTCGTGCCGCCGGTGAAGAGGCTGTTAACTATGCCATCATTGACGTGGTGCGTGGCAAGCAAGCCGCACACGATATCGAGCGTGAACTGATTCGTCAGTACATGCCTGCATTAAACACTGACGTGCGTGTGAAGCAAATCGGTTGACCAATAATTGCCAATTTGCTATAATATGAACATAGTAAGAAACAAGGAGTCACAAATGACAGCATTTACAAGTTGGGAAGACATGACACAGTTGGAACAAGCTCAGGCCACTTACTGGGACATGCACAAGGATGCCTATGGTTTTCGTCCACGTGGCATCGATACCTCTGCTTGGACTCTTGAGCAGTTTGAGGCAGAGTTTGTGATTCTGGGTCAAGCTATTGACCGTGAAGAGATTGTTCGCAAAGAAGCCGAGACCAAGGCTGTTGAGTTGTTTGAACGCCGTGTTGCTGAATTGATCAGCACAGGTGCCCGAGATTATGTCATGGCCATGCGTTGGATACACGAAGCTGAAGAGACCAACGGTGACAACGATTATCTTGCTTGGACCTTGGGCTTGCCCTATCAATACTTCCGCAAAGCGGCCTGATAAAAATCATGAACAAAGAAATTCAACTGCGACCTGGCGAAGGCAATTATTACCAAGCTCTAATCTTTCACTGGGGTATAATTGCTTTGCTGATTGTTCCTGTGTGTCTTGGTTTGCTAATAGCCGTTGTCAATCCATTTTGGTTTAGAGATAGTTTGTTTTCTTGGATAGAAGCCAAAGTCAACCAACTGAGTCGTTGGCGTAACTATACCCAGTATCGCATCTACCTAGGGTGCGATCCTAAGATGTGGCATGTTCTCAAAGGCGATTTAAAATAAGCCTTCAAAAATTGTCAACTGAATTACAGAATAAGTATTGGGGTAGGAGACCAATATGCACCCACGTATCAAAGAACTTGCTCTCGAAGCCGGCGGCTCGCACTATCCCGAAGTTGGTGGTGAACTTTTGCAAAAGTTTGCCGAACTGCTGATAAAAGACTGTGCAAAACAGGTCAGACACGTTGCCAAGCAAGGTGGTAGTACCTACGGAGAAACTATTTTAAAGGCATACAATTTGCCAATGGAATACGATTAAAATGTTGACAGTTAAATAGTTTTTCTGTTATAATATAACATTGCGCCTGTAGCTCAGTTGGTTAGAGCAGTGGACTCATAATCCATTGGTCGCGGGTTCAAGTCCCTCCGGGCGCACCATTACACATTGTCAGCATGCATTATCGTTTTCATCATTTGGCCATTCCGCACACAGTCACTGATCATGACTATGTTGCCTGCGCCTATACACAAAAGGTGTTGAAATTTGCTGACATGATGACCTCGCGAGGTCATACTGTAATACACTATGGTCACGAACGCAGTAATGTAAAATGCACTGAGCATGTCACAGTTACTGATGATAGTGTGTTACGTCAAGCCTATGGAGACCATAACTGGAGCCGCCACGAATTTACCCACAATGTCACTGACTATGCCAATCAAGAGTTTATACGCCGATGTGTTCCTGAACTACAGGCTCGTGTGCAAAAACACGATTTTGTGTTAGCCAACTGGGGTAACGGGCATCAAGCGATCTGTGACTCTGTACCTGATGCCATAGTTTGCGAACCGGGTGTGGGGTATTCCAGTGGACACTTTGCTCAATGGCGTGCCTATGAAAGCCATGCCGTTCGAAATCTAGTAGAAGGAAGTGCAAATCCGCAGAACTGGTACAGCCGCGTGATTCCTAACTATTTTGATCAACGTGATTTTGATTACACCGAGCAAAAACAAGATTATGTTTTGTTCCTGGGCCGAGTGAGCGAACTCAAAGGTATTTCGACCTGTATTCATGCTACCGCAGCCGCAGGCGTGCCCTTGGTTATTGCCGGACAAGGTCGTATCAGTGACGTGGGATGGACATCAACTCCGTCGCATGTGACAGAACTAGGCTACGCAGACAGCGCCACGCGACGGCAATTGTTGGCCCATGCTCGTGCCTTGATCATTGCCACCAACTATCTTGAGCCATTTGGCGGTGTGGTAGTCGAAGCCCTGTTAAGTGGCACTCCGATAATTACCCCGCACTTTGGTGCTTTTGCTGAAATTCAGCTAGCAGGACGAACTGGATATTTGTGTAATACTCTGCGCGATTTTGTGCAGGCCATACACAACGCTTCTCTTATAAATCCTGCTGACTGTCGAGCACGTGGGCTTGACTATACATTTGATAACGTGGCACCACAGTTTGAGAGTTGGTTTGCAAATCTCAAAGAAATCTACACCGGTAACGGATGGATGAGTCTGTGATATGTTAAATAAAATTCCTGGCGTTCGTATAATGGATAATACACGGGTCTTCTAAGCCCTTTATAGAGGTTCGATTCCTCTACGCCGGACCATAGTTTATTTCAATTACAGTCATTGAAATAATTTCAGACAAAAACAATGAATTTGCTTGATTTCATTGCTATATACTTGTACAATAAACACTCAGTAGTTACACTGATACACTTTTTTAACCTAAGGAAATTTTATGAAAACAGTTGGCGACAAACTAACCCCATTCGCAGTAACAGGCGTTAACCCAGGTAAAGATGACTTCTTTACTATTACAGAAAAATCATTTGAAGGCAAGTGGAAAGTAATTGTTTACTATCCAAAGGACTTTACATTTGTTTGCCCTACAGAGATTGTAGCCTATGACAAGTTATTCCAAGACTTTGCTGACCGTGATGCAGTATTGCTCACAGGTTCAACAGACAACGAGTTTTGCAAATTGGCATGGCAACGTAGTCACGAAGATTTGAGCAAGATCAAGCACATTCAATTTGCTGATACTGCTCGTCACCAAAGTGGTGAAGAACGTGGTAGCGTAAGCCTAATTGAACAACTAGGCGTATTCTATGCTCCAGCAGGCGCCGCACTTCGTGCCACATTCATCGTTGATCCCAACAACGAAATTCAACACGTTACAGTCAACAACTTGAACGTTGGTCGTAGCCCAGAAGAAACACTTCGTGTATTAGATGCGTTACAAACTGGTGAGCTGTGTGCTTGCAACCGTACCATCGGTGGCGAGACTCTGTAATGTTCAAGCTTCTAAAAAGAGGCGTTGATACCCTACGACAACCCGATCGTAATCCTAGATGTTATGAAATGACAGAACAGGAACGATTAGATCGTATCCGCGAATGGAATAATCGCAATGTTTGGAACACTCCTGAACTGGCTGAAGGGGATGAAACAAACTTCTATCAGGGAGCATGAATATGACCACTAATGAAATTATTGCAATCGTAGTCATGGTAGCTGTGGTGGGAATAGTGCTATGGGACATGCACAGGAATAAGGAATAACCATGTTAGAAACCATTTGCGATACCTTGGTTGAAGCATATAGGCGCAACTGGATTACCAGTCGTGATGGCAATGTCTCAATTCGTCATCACGACCGTGATCACTTTTATATCACACCCAGTGGCGTCCGTAAGCAAACCATGCAACCTGATCAGTTTAAAAAGATTGGTATTAGCCGTGGCAGTCACGCCGCACCTGTAGCAATCGATCTTCCTTACACTGACATCAGTGCTAATCTAAAGCCCAGTGGTGAGTTACCTCTACACTTCGGACTTCAGAAAGAAATGGGTCAACACAAAGACGATGTTCGTGTAGTAGTTCACTTGCATCCAACATATTGTGTGGCTGCCATGCATCGCGGCATTGAGTTGAGCAGTCTTGCCGATAGCTTTCCAGAGCTCAGTCGCTATACCAAGGTAGCCCCTAATGTAGGAGATGTTCCTCCTATCAGTCAGGAGCTTGCTGACCAATGTCATCACAATTTAGAATTAGATGACCACGGTAACATTGCCTACGATATTGTAGGCATCAAAGGACATGGCGTAGTGGCCATTGACACCAGCCCATGGCGGGCTTTTGAACACATTGAACGATTGGAACATATTTGTCAAATCGTATTAGCATCGGGAAAGTATTGAATGTTAGAATGTTTGATTCTAGGTGATAGCCTAGCAGTTGGTGTGGGACAAATTCGTAAAGAATGTGCTACCTATGCCAAAAGTGGTATCAACAGTTACGACTATGCAAACCGTTACATACTGCACACACAAGGAAATACGCAGGCCAAGACGGTGATTATTAGCCTAGGGTCAAACGACACAGCAAAGATAAACACATTTAACGAATTAGATTCGCTAAGACAACTAGTCAACGCAGATCGTGTTTATTGGATTGTTCCTAACATCAAGGAAGACAAGAGAAGAGCTGTATTTTTGGTAGCAGACAAATACAAGGATTTTGTAATAGACGCTAGACAACATGATGTCGGTCCGGATCGAGTTCATCCTACTTACAAGGGTTATAAATCAATAGCGGAGAACGTAAAATGAGTTACATCGTAGGATCATTGCCGCCCATCAAGTGTTGGGTCAAACGTGAGTTTCTCTATAACTTTGAACGAGGTCATGGAGAATTAGAACCTGCAATATGGGTCAGTCTCAAAGCCCTACGTGGACAGGTGTTTCGAATTGAAAGTCTGTTGCCCAACTACGGAGCTCTCTACGACAAACTGCCTATTCATGCTTATGTGTGGCAAGAAAACTACACAGGTAATCTGCCCATAGACATTCTACAGCTTTGGGACTGCATGGGCTATCGCTTTACTATTATTGAAAAAATAGGATTACGAAATTTGGGTGTGAAGTTTTTGGGCAAAGATCGGGAATGGCATCACGGAACCTATTTGTTCACCGTAGACTTCTGTGCCGACGGCATGGATGTGGACACTGGTTTTACCGAAGTAGCAGAAGAACACAAGAGCTTTAATTTTATTCGTTTAGAAAATGGACAGTTTGCCTGTCAGCCCAACAATCGATGCTTGTGGTATGATCAAAGTTTGATTGCTGGAAATGTCAAGTTTCCAGACTTCAAAGCTGCACAGACCATATTCACCGTGGACGGAACACGCAAGTGGACAGCCGGAGATGATTGGTTTTATTCAATTGAGGAAAGAAAATGAGTTTTATCGAATCAATAAAAGGTGCGTTGCCAGACTACGCCAAAGATACAAAATTAAATCTGGATGCTGTACTGGTTCGTAGTACATTAGATGCGGATGTAGCAATGGGTTGTGCTGTAGCCGCATTGGCCGCAACTGGTAACGGAAAGGTACTGGCTGTGATGCTAGCTGATGCTCCTGTTCACGCAGACTCAGCAATGACAGCCGCTAGTATCATGGCACAGAACAATGTGTGGTATCCTTACGTTGAAATGGCAGAGGATCCTGCTCTCAAAGGATTACCGGCTCAGTTACGCATGAACGCTATTGCCAACCACGGTGGCACAACCAAGGCCAATTTTGAAGCATTCAGTCTAGCCGCAAGTATTGTTGGCAAGTGCCATTTTTGTGTGAAAGCACACTATGACACGCTGAAGAAGGAAGGCTACACTGTAGAACAGCTCCGTGATGTTGGACGTATTGCCGCAGTGATGAATTCAGTGGCCAAGGTGTTGAATAGTTAACCAAAACTGAGCTAACCTACAAAGGAAATAACATGATTAGTAGCAGTCCCGACCGCGATACCTTTCAGGCCCGAGCTGCCCAACAGCAAGCTGATGAGGGCAAAACTTCTGCAGACAACGCTGCCGCCATGGCAGAGTTTTACCAGACTATGAATCAACAACGTCGGGAACGGGAACAAAATCCCGAGTGGCAGAAAAGCAACATGGAATACGACATGCGTACAACAGACTGGATGGTGGCCAAGACACGTGAGTCCGAAGCCTATGCACAGAATCTCTATGCTGCCATGTGCAACCAGGACTTTCAAAAGAATGACGTATGGCCTGTGTTGAAGAACGAGACCTGGAGTTGTAGTTGGCGCTATGCTGGCGGCATTGTGGCAGACATGCGTGGCGAAGGTGACTACATGGACTGGTACTGCTCAGGTATTCAGGGTATCATAACTGAAGCAGAACTGGCAGAAATGACTGCTGAGCAAATTGAACGATACCATTGGTACAAAAAAAACTTTGTAGGTGAAAGTGTAGTCACTGATCAAATTCGAGAAGACTTGTTCAAGCTAGGGTGGTTGGTGGTTAATCAGGCAGATGAATAAATATACACATGATCATAGAAATCCGTTTACAAAATCAACTCTGGGAAGCCCGAAACATTTCTGTGCCTGGCTACAATGTCACTGAAATCTTAGACGAAATTCAGAGCGCTCGTGAGGCAGGAGAGTTGGCATGGGTGGATTGGGATCAACCTTTACGGCTTGACATACAAATCGTAGAGCAGTTATAATGTAAGTTAAGACTGTATGAAGTAGAGTAAAAAGGATTCAAGACGCGGGGGCAGTGCCCGCCAGGTCCACCAGCAAGAATATTGTTCGCACCAAATAACAGCGAAAAAAATAGTGGCGTAGTTCTAGACTATGGATCATTAGCAGTATTCTTACTAATGGGCCTGACACAGGATCGATTGGGTCAAGAGTAATGAAATGGACAGTCCGGCAATGTAGAAGCCGTTAGGATTGAGGGCAAAGTGTAGTCGTTGTACCCATAGTACAGAAAGACGCTCTACTCGGTCGAAGAAGCAAAACAAAGTAACCGCAAACGACTCACAGTTCGCATTAGCAGCCTGATAAAGGCAGCTTAGGGTAAGACATACCTCGTAACAGAAACTCAGATACCCGCTTCGGCGGGTTTTCTTTTGGCAAAACTTGTTTGTTTTGTAACAAAATTGTAACATGATTGTGCCTAAATAAATGTGTCACTAACACAAGGAGACTCTCAGTGAAAAAACTACTAACAATTCTAATAGCCGCAGTAACCATGTCAGCACAAGCAGACATTACAGGTGCTGGCGCAACATTCCCGTTCCCAATCTATGCCAAATGGGCAGAAGGATATAAGAAAGCCACTGGCCACAGTTTAAACTATCAATCGATAGGTAGCTCAGGTGGTATTAGACAAATCAACGCAAAGACAGTAGACTTTGGTGCCACAGATGCTCCAGTCAGTGGTGAGAACTTGGACAAGATGGCTCAAGTTCAGTTTCCTGCTATCATTGGCGGAACCGTGCCTGTAGTAAATTTGGATGGTTTCAAGCCCGGCGAA